GATGTCTGACGAAACGACAAAGGATTTCCTAGAAGATCCTAAGCCTTGGCCCGACTATCTTGACGAGTTTCCATATCAGCTTTTGTCTTTTTGTGAGACGCCTGACGAAGCTTACCCAATGTCTGACATTGCTCCGTGGAATCCTCAAGTTCTTGAGAAGATAAAGATATTCACGATGGCCTTGAATCACATGAAACGCTGGAACCGGCAAATGCTCATGAAGAAAGGCGTGATGGGCCAGCAGGAGAAAGATAAGTTCGAGAAGGGCATTGACGGGTCTATTTTAGATGCGAAGTTGTCTGGAACGCAAGATCTTCAATCGGCTTTTAAGATGCTGGACTTCGGAAGTTTACCGCCGGACATTTATATGATCCTGGATCGTCTGGATCAGATCATGGACAAGGTGCGTGGACAGGCGGGTTTTCAGCAGGGAGGGGTGACAAAGACCCAGACTCGTACTGAAGGAGAACTTCAGCTTATCAAGGGTGGGTCCGATTCTCGGACTGACAGTAAGCAGAACCGTATTGAAACACATTGCGAGAACATTGCTCGGCACTTGATGTTTCATCGCAAAGCCAATCTTGATTTAGACATGGTTGTAAACGTGACAGGAAACGAACCACCGGAGATTCTTAAGGCTTTTGAAGGGCAGGGAATTTACGATCCAACGACGAAGACGTTGCATTTTACTAAGGAACAAATTCAAGGGAAATACGATCTTGGGATTAAAGAGGGTTCGACTCTTCCGCTTGATAAGAACACGCGCATGCAGACTTTGAAAGAAGTTTACCAGATGTCAATTCCCCTGGCTTCAACCCCATCTGTTCCGCCTTTTATTGCCGAGGTCGTTAAGGAACTTCTGAAAGACTATGAGATCAAAGGCTTGGAGCGGGCTTTCGAAGAACAGCAGGCGGGTGCTGCCCAGAAGGAGCAAGGGAACGCTATGGCTCAGGAGTCTGAGATGGCGAAAGTCGAATCCGAGACAGCTAAGCGTCAAGCTCAAGCACAGCAGATCAGTGCTGACACAATCATCAAGACAGCGAATGCTCTTGGGAAGGCGTCAGGGGATATTCATCCTGACGTTTCGTTGACGAAATGAGCATGGTCTGCTCTGGGTGCGGGAAAGAGTCTCATCAGATTCACGGTTGGCTTGAAGGCGGTGTTTACAAAGAGGTTTGCGCTGACTGTGGGAATCTTGCATCTATGGACGCGGCGATTCCTGACGTTTTTTGGAACGGGCGTCCCTACTATTCTGAGGCTCTTGGTTGTGAGTTTACTAGCCGATCTCAGAAGGCTCGTGTTATGAAAGAAAAGAATGTGTCAGAGCTTGGCAACGAGAAGGTGTCTACAAAAAACTGGACAGAAGGATCTCGGCCATACCGAAAAAAGATGTTCGACCAGATTGATAGGCCGATAATTCGAGAGACTTACAAACGATATTTAGAACGGGTGAAAAAATGAACGAAGAAAATCCTTTAGTCATGGCCATGAAACGTCCGAAGATGGACGCACCTTTTTCTGTTGACTTACCTGATGCTCAGGTGGGTGACGAAGTGAAGTTTGTTGTAAAGGCTGTACAGGATGGGAAAGCAATTTTAGAAGCACAAAAGATCGTGACTGAACCCGAAGTGGTTATGACGCAAGAAAGCCACCAACCGGGATAAGGAGACACATATGCCAGAAGCGCCAGCAGTAGAGAGTACGTCAGCCGCAGTTGCGCCAGCCCTTACGGGTAACGGCGTGTCTGTCTCCGCTGTCACTCCCGAACCTTCAAACGGTCAAGCGGCAACGCAGGCGCAAGGCGCAACCGGAGAAGATAACTTTACGCAGATAGATCCAAAAACCTTGCCGCCTGAACTCCAGGCAGTACATAAGTCGTTGCTTGGAGATTACACCCGAAAGACACAGGCTATCGCTGCCAGAGAGAAGCAATTGGCCGAAGCTTCAAAGAAAGCCGCCGAGTACGACAAGCTTACTTCCAGCCAGCAGTTCAAAGACACATGGTCGGAGATGAGTCGTCGTGAGAAAGCGGATTTTAAGGAGCAGAAAGCCGAAGCGGAAAAGACTTTAGGAGAAAAGATTACAGACGAGGAGTTTGCGAAGTCCTTTGAATCGAAGGATGGTTTTCTGGCACTTATGAAGAAGATTGCTGACGATTCAAGGTCAAAAGACCAGAAGGAAATTCAAGAACTCAAGCAGAAAGTAGGAACCTCCGAAGCGGCGAATATTATTGATTCTGTCGCTTTGGAAGTCGGGAAAGACGGGCAACCTGTTCGACCCGATTTCTATTCTTTGGATGAAGACGGAGCAATTAGCGGATATTTGCGGTTGAACGCCACAAACGATCCGAAGGAATTCCAATCCAAAGTAACGGAAGCCTACAACTGGGCAAAGAGTTTTACTCAGAAGCATTATGAACGGGGTAAAGTGGATGCCTTAAAAATCATCCAGACAAAAGCCCAGAACTCGTCAGAGCCCCCAACGATAAGCTCTAAAAATGCTTACGCGGGGCCAGATCCTAAAAAACTTGACGCAGCTGAAGCGGTGGCCTTAGCTCGAAAAGGCATTAGGGTACCACAGAACTAAGGAGGTTTTATGGCGGCACCACTTACGCAAAGTTATGGCCCAGGAAACGTTGACGAACTTTTAACAACGAGCTTAGTCAACATGATTCCTGGCATTAGAGACAACATCTCAATCTTGGGGATGAGTTAAGGACGATGAGACTTAATCACAGATACGTTGCCGGTATTGTCGATGGTGAAGGTTCTTTTACTATTGGAAGAGTTGCGCCGCAAGGCGGAAGGAATCGCTACACCTATCGATTGTATATGGCTGTTACAAACCAAAACCTTCTGTTGCTTGAGTCTCTGAAAGAAACGTATGGCGTTGGCTCCATTATGATCTCAACAGGTGCCTATCAATGGATAGTTGCTAATAGGCAGGCTGAGATGATTATTCGAAAGATAAAAAAGCATCTCCTCATTAAGAAAGAGCAGGCAGAAATTGCCCTTCTTTTCAGACGTTTGGTAAATCGCCACGGATATGGTGGCTCCAGTACGAAGAGACGAGAAAATACTTACGATGCAAAAAAGCTTATCTTACGAGATCGAATGATGGAGCAAAACGTCAAACTTACGCGTGCCTTTTCAAAAATGAAGCTCGTAAATTCGGGGAACCCCGCAACGGGTAATGCCGTGGGCAATCCCGAGCCGACCTCCAAAATACAACTTTTGGAGAAGTGTGTAGAGACTAGAGACGAGCCCCGAAAGGGATAGTATAGTCCGACACTCCTGGAAACAGGAGAAAACATGCTCAGTCAAGAGCAATCCTGTCTTCAAGTATTTATATGAAGGCAAAGGTGGCGGGAAGATGCGCAAACGCGGCGGTGTGGCGTTATCGCATGGAGAGCTTTATGCGATCAACAACACAGCGGCGTCTTATCAGCGTTACGATACGATCAATACGACTCCACAAGATGGCTTGACTCGTGATCAATGGCTCTGGGCGCAATATGCGGCCACAGTCACGATTGACGGGTTCAGTGAACGTATTGCTAACGCGGGAGATTCTAAGATTGAAGACATCATGGAAATAAAGAAGATGCAAGCGGAAGAATCGCTGTCGCTTCTTTTGGAACAGCATATGTTTGCGGCTGCTCCTGGCTCAAAAGACATTCAGAGTTTGGCAACGATCATTGACTCAACGGGAACTGTTGGGGCAATAAACGGTACGACCAATACCTGGTGGGCTTCGACGGAAACTACGTCTGGGTCGTTTGCAGCGCAGGGTCGTTCTGACCTTACGAATGCTTACAATACGATCTCGGTGCAGAATCCTGTTGGAGGGCCGGAACTCATTGTTTCTAGTCAGAGTGAGTTCCAGTTCTATGAATCGTCCATGGTTTCTCAGGAGCGGTTTACTGATAACCGTATTCTTGATATTGGTGCTGGAAACTTGAAGTTTAAAGACACGCCTTGGGTTTTTAGCCCGCAGGCGACTGTCGGAACAATCTACCTCATTCATCCGAAAGGACTTGAGTTTGTTGTGAATTCCGACACGGACTTCTTAGTGACTCCGTTTGTAACTCCGACAAACCAAGATGCGAGAACGAGCAAGATTCTACTTGCTTGTGCTCTCATGACTGGAAATCGGCGCAAACTGGCGAAGCTAGTTTCCGTTACAGCTTAAGGAGGCTCTTTATGGCATTTGCAACAACTAATGTACGTAAAGGGACTGCTGGTGACATCAAGATTACGGCAGGAGATTGGACAGGTGCTGTTGGCGATGCTAGCGGAACCATCGTTGTGGAAGGCGGCAGGGTTTATTCTTGCCAGTTCAACACAAACGATTCGGTAGGCCCCGTTCAGTCGGATATGCCGTTTACTGTGTCAACCAGTGGTGCTTTAACGACTATTACGATCCATAATCGTGAAACCGTTACGGCAGGAACGTTTATTATTCATCACGCCTGATTGCCGCGAAGGGC